ATGAGCGATCCGCAGAACACCGGCCCGGCCGACGACGCCGAAGACCTCGGCGACGACCAGACGGTGGCGCCCAGCCAGACGAACGACGTGGACGAGCAGTCGAAGGCGCCCTCCGGCGACGACCCGGACGCCGACCACCAGGCCACCGGCATCGGGGTCATCGGCGACGAGTGACCCCGTCTCCCCGGTCGGGGGCGCGTCTGCCACGATGCTAACCTTGACCGGTCCGCCTCCGTAGCTCAGGGGATAGAGCGTTGGTTTCCGGTACCAGAGGTCGCACGTTCGATTCGTGTCGGGGGCACAGCTAGAAGGGGCCGCGATCACCAGTCACGCACTGGGATCGCGGCCCCTTCTCTCGTTCTATCGATGATCCTCCGAGCGTTCTGGTGCAACCATCGGTGCAACCATCCCGATCAGACCGCCCACCACGCGGCATGCCGAAACTGCCCCTGACCCATCCGTGACGTCGAATACGCGGCGCCCCGGATCCGTGTCACCTGCGTCTCGACGAACACGCAGAGGAGCTTTTCGCTCACCCCGAGTTCCTCCGCGATCTCGTCCGGGTTCAGGCCGATCTGCTCGAGCCGCGCATACCGGGCCGGGTCGACCAGCAGCGCCGCCGCGTAGGCGTTCGCTTCGTCTTCGGCGGCCTGATTCCCCCGGCCGACATGCCCATGGAAGGCGTGTCCGAGTTCGTGCGCCAGAACGCAATCTCGCTCGATCGGGGGGAGGTCGAAGTCGTAGACCACGCGCCGGTGCTCGTGGTCGTAGAAGCCGCGATCGGGTGGAGCTACGTGGGCGACGTGGACGCTGACGCCTAGGCCGGCAGCGTGAGCAAGTAGTGCCCGCAAGGTCTCGCGCATGGGTTCCGTTCAGTCCTCGGTGCTCGGATCTGCCTCTTCGGTCTCGGTGTAAGCCGCATGCCGGCGGTCGGCCACCACGGGTCCGATGTAGGGGATCTCATCCTCGGGGTCGACCGTACGAGGGGGCTCCGACACCGATGCGACGAGCTTGCGCAATCCGTCCTCCGCGGTTCCTCCGCCGTTGAAATCCGCAAGCGCCATATCGACGATCTCGCGCGTCGGGATGTCGAGAACCGCGGCAATGCGAGCGAGCTCCGAGACTGTGGTCTCGTTCAGACCGTCTTCGCGTCGACGCAGATTCGAGAGGGGAATCGCCGTGCGCTGAGCGAGCACTTCGCGCGTCACACGTCGTCGAACGCGCGCCGACCGAATCGCGCTCCCAAGGGCAACGTCGAACGGGTGGGGGCTCTTCTTGTCGCGAGGCATGCACACCAGTCTAGGTATTTCGGTGTTCATCAGTGGGCATCAATTGCCCTCAGATGGTTGCAACGCCCACTGGTGGAGTGTTACCGTCCATCCATGGACACTTTCAGAAGAGCAGATGCTCCGATCTCCCCCTCGGCCGCCGGCCGTCAGGGCGACTCCGCACAGTCACTCCCCGGCGATGGGGACGTGTCGGTGCGAGAGGCCCTGACCGCCGGCGGCCTTCGTGGTCTGACCGTCGCCGACATGTTCCCGGGGGTGACGGCGTGAAGAACCCTCCCAAGCTCGAGAAGCTCGCGTACACCCTGCAGGAGTTCGCGGAGGCAGTGTCGCTGTCCGACGAGCAGATCCGGTACCACATCAAGCGGAACGAACTCGTGCCTCGCTACTCGGGCACGAAGCCGCTGATCACCGTGACGGAGGGCGAGCGGTTCCTGCGGTCGCTTCCGGAAGAGCGCGTGCAGGGGTTCAGATCATGACTGCCCTCGACGTGTTCCAGTACGGCGAACACCAGGTGCGCACCGTGCTCGTGGACGGCGAGCCCTGGTTCGTCCTCGCGGACCTGTGCCGCGTGCTCGAGATCGCGAACCCGTCCGGGGTCGCTGCCCGGCTCGACGAGGACGAGCGGAATACCCTACGGCTGACCGAGGGTAATCAGCGCGGCAACCCGAACGTGACGATCGTCAGCGAGCCGGGCATGTACCAGGTCGTCCTCCGCTCAGACCGTCCGGAGGCGAAGCAGTTCCGGTGGTGGCTGACGCACGACGTGCTCCCCACGATCCGCAAGACGGGCCGGTACGGGTCGGACGTGGACATGCTCGCTGCGTTGCCGCACGCGAGCGTGCTTCGGATGGCTGCGGATGCTGTGGAGGCTCGGGATGCTGCTCGGGCGCAGCTAGCGATCGTCGCTCCGAAGGCGCGTTCGTGGGATGTGCTCGCGAATGCGTCCGGCACGTACACCGTCTCGGAGGCCGGGAAGCTGCTCGCATCGGGTGGTGCCGCGACCGGACCACGGATCATTTTCGGCCAGCTGCACGAGGCCGGGTGGATCTTCCGCCGCGCCGGGGTGTGGACGGGCTATCAGGACAAGATCAACGCCGGTCTGCTGGTAGAGGTCGCGGGATCGCACCGTCACCCTCGTACCGCCGAGGAGGTCCTCGACGCCCCGCAGGTGCGAGTAACGGTCGATGGTCTCCATGCGCTGCGTGAGCTGCTTGGTGCGGCACCGGAAATTGTTGGGCTCGAGCTTGAGGCGGTGGCGTCGTGAACGACTTCACCGCATCCAATGGCATTACCGTGTGCCAGCAGCCTGCTGGGGGCTTCTACATCGGCGACACGTGCCGGGCGGAGAACGTTTACGCACAGGCGTTGCGTGAGTTCTTCCGGGCTGAGGAGGATGCCCGCCTGGGACGGTGGCGTGTCCCTGGTAGCCCGAACTGGACCTGCTACCCGACGGAGAACACGTACGAGGTCGTCGTCTTCAACGAGGACGAGCCGCAGTACGGGAGCTTCCGTCTGGACCGTGGGGGCGACACCTGGCCCTACGCGCGGGCAGCAGCCGAAGCGTATTTCGATGCTCACCCGGAGCCGAAGCCGTGGCACGACGCCAAGCCCGGCGAAGTGTGGGTGATCGTCACTCGCAACGTCGGCGACGAGCGTGCCGTGCAGGTGTACGGCGACGAGTTCTACTACAACGACGGCGTCGCCTACCCGATCACCTACGACGCGATCGAGTCCGCGCGCCGCATCTGGCCGGAGCCGGCCGTATGACGTCCGCCCGCTGATTCACCTGTAGATCCCCCCGATCTTCCCTGCCTGTTCTGGGCGTTATTCGTCGCGCCCGCTGTTCGAAGGAATCCCTCATGAGAGTTCGTTCTCACCCCATCCGCCGTGTGGTCGGTGGGTTGTCCGTGATCGCGGTTGCCGTGGTCCTCGCGCCGGCTGCTGCGGTGCCGGGGTTCAACGGTGCGGACCTGCTGGTCCTGCTGGCGCCGTTCGTGTTCCTGTTCGTGGTGCTGCCGAAGGGTGGCCGGTCGTGAACCCCGTGAAGGTGGACGATGTCCGCCGCGACGATGCCGTTACCGAGGTGGTGGAGTCTCCGGCACCGAAGGGTCTGATCTTCCTCGTCGGGGTTCTCGGGTTCCTGGTGGTCGTGGAGCTGGGTGTGGCCGTGGCGGTGACCCTGTGAGCGCCGTCGAGGACGTGCGTGACCGGATGGCGCAGGCGATGTGCGCAGTCGAGACGCGATCGAAGGCAGCGACGCTTGAGGAGGTTCAGGCGGGCATTCAGCGGTGGACGCGGCATCGGTACGAGGCTGAGCGGCTGATCGCTGAGCTGGCGGACTACGGCCTCATGGTGGCCCTGTCTTCCCCGCCCGCCGACGACGTACGCGAAGCACTGGACGACGTGATTCGGCGGCACTGGGTGGCAACCCCGGGCGAATTCCGGAAAGCACTTCTGTCCGATCCCCGGCTCGAGGTTCGCCTACGCGGGACGGTCACCGAAACCACCGACGCCGAGTTCTGGCGCACCCGCACGCGCGCCGCACTCACGGCCGCTGCCGTGGTCCACCCGCGCGGGACGGTCACCGAACCGTGCGAGTGGTGCCCTGAGCAGCACACCGGCTTCGCGGAGTGGCAGGGCGATGGGCTGGCGCTCCCGTCGTGTGGACGCGAAGGGCACGGCATGAACTACGAGCCCACGCGCTTCACCGAACCGACCGACGCGGAGAAGAACACTGCTTGGGAAGTGTTCTGGCGCAATCCCGAGATGGAAGAGGACGACCTGCGCGCCGCGTTCGATGCGGGCTATGACGCCGCTTGGGAGGCCCGGTCGTGAGCGCCGAGAGCGACGCCCGCACCCTCGCGGAACTGCGCGAACGTGGCGTCCGGAACCAGGCCGCTCGGTCTTCTCTCGTATGCGTAACCGCCGACGAGTTCGACCTGCTGCTCCGTATCGCGGATGAACGGGACCAGCTCGCTCGTGACATGTGTGAGGAGCAGCAGGGACGCGGACGCCGCCCCATCGGGGAGGTGCGGCCGTGAGCGGGGTGTTCTTCGTTGCGGGTGTCCCGCAGCCGCAGGGGTCGAAGACGGCGTACGTCCGTGGTGGGCGTGCGGTGATCGTCGACAAGAACCCGGCGCTGTTGAAGCCGTGGCGTGAGGCCGTGGCACAGGCGGCGGCGGCGACGTGGGTGCACCGACCTGCGCTGGCGGGTCCGGTGCGGGTGGAGGCGTCGTTCGTGCTCGCCCGGCCGGCGTCGGTGAAGCGGGAGTTCCCGCACGTCCGACCAGACCTGGACAAGCTGCTACGTGCCCTGCTCGACGGGATCACCGACTCGGGTGAGGTGTGGGGCGACGACTCGCAGGTCGTGCAGGTGCAGACGTCGAAGGTCTACGGCGAGGCGCCCGGCGTGCACGTCACCGTCACCCCGGTCGGGGGTGCGTCATGACCATCGTCCGTCTGCCGCTGGCCGAGCGCTTCGCCGAGATGTTCACGGTCGGCGCGCCCGACGAGTGCTGGGAGTGGGAAGGGCCTCGTCGACGCCGCGGCTACGGCGCAATCAGCGAAGGCGGGTCTAAGGGCCGGACGCTCATCGCGACGCACGTGGCGTGGGAGCTGGCGACGGGCTCGCCTGTCCCGCCGGGTCTCATCGTCCTGCACTCGTGTGACAACCCACCCTGTGTCAACCCCGCGCACCTCCGCGTCGGAACGCACGCGGACAACTCCGCGGACCGAGTCACGCGCGGCCGCCATGTTCGCGGCGCCGCTCACCCACGAAGCCGGTTGACCGAGTCGGACGCACTCTCGGTGCTCGAGCTCCTCGCCGCCGGCGTCCATCAGCGGACCATCGCGGCCCGCTTCCACATCTCGCAAAGCCTCGTGTCCGGCATCCGCTGTGGCACGCACTGGTCGCACCTCGAGCGACCCAACCACGAAGGGATCAGAGCGATGACCACTGAACTGAAGCCGACCGCGTTCAAGAACGGGGTGCCGAAGGCGGAACGCAACGGGATGTTCGGCAGTGAGGAGCGTCTCATCGACGCGGCGAAGGCGGGGGAGCGGATTACCGCGATCGTCACGTACGAGGTGCCGAAGGTGCTGCACGACGAGGTCGCGGACGAGAAGTACCCGATCGTCGCGCCGGTGCACATCGAGCCGTTGTTCGACGCGGATCGTGCGGAGGCGGCGCGTGCGCTGCAGGCGGCGGAGTACAAGGCGCGGACCGGTGAGGGCGCGCTCGACTTCGGCGACATGGAGGACGAGGACTGATGGGCGAGGCAACGCAGGACATGCTCGACGAGCTCGACGGCCGCGCCTCGGCGGCGACGATCGCCGGTGTCAGCGCTGGACGCTTCCGCCGCCGGAACTACGGCCGGAACCACGGCTACCTCCTCGACGGGCAGAAGATCATCTCCGTCACGAAGGTTCTCAGCCTCGGGCTGCCGAAGCCGGCGCTGATCAACTGGGCCGCTTCGGAGGCTGCGAAGGCAGCGTGGGAGCGGAAGGACGAGCTCGCCACGGCGAACTACTCGGACTTCATCCAGACGGTGTCGAGAGCGCACGAGCGCACCCGGAACACCGCTGCGGTGAAGGGCACCGCGGTCCACGCGTTCGGGCAGAAGCTCGCGCACGGGGAGCGTGTCGAGGGGATCCCCGACGAGGTCGCGAAGAAGGTCGACCGGTACGTCGACTTCTTGAACGAGTGGCAGGTCGTCCCGGTCGTCACGGAGGCCGCGATCTGCAACCTCGGAGTGCCGTACGGGGGGACGTTCGACCTGATCTTCACGTCCCCTCTGTTCCCCGGGCGGGTGTTCCTCGCGGACATCAAGACGTCGAAGGCGATCTACGGGGAGACGGCGCTGCAGCTCGAGGGCTACGCGCGTGCCGACTTCTACGTCGACGGCGCCGGGGGTGAGGTGCCGATGTCGTCCCTGGGGATCACGGATCACGTGGTGATCCATCTGGAGGAGGAGCGGTATCACGTGCTCGAGATGGAGCGCGGGGATGACGTGTGGTCGACGTTCCTCCACGCGGTCGGTGTCGCGAAGGCGATGGACGGGCCCCGGGGTGAGTCCGAGATGGACGCGCTCGTCATCGGCGAGATGTACCGACCCGGGGAGGCGTGGCTGTGAGCGCCGCGGTGGAGGTGCTGAACCCCGCGCAGGCGATCTCCCTGCCGACGACGGCCGACCCGGCGGGATGGACCGCAGACCAGAAGGCGCTGCTCGACTTCGCGGGGCTGGTGATCCGCAAGCGGAACGCCGACCCCGTGCCGGCGCCGCGGTCGACGGTCGTCGCGTTCCTGCAGCAGTGCGAGCGCACCGGGCTGGACCCGATCGCGCGTCAGATCTACGCGATCGAGCGCGGCGGGAAGTGGACCATCCAGGTGTCCATCGACGGGATGCGTCTCGTCGCGCAGCGCTCGGGCCTGTACCGCGGGCAGAGCAAGGCGCAGTGGACGGACGGGACGAAGGCGCGCACTCCGATGCGTGACATCGACGGGTCGATCGTCCGTGAGGGCGACGGGTCGATCGTCTGGGTCGAGGACTACCAGTGGTTCGACGTGTGGGTGGGACCGGGGCACCCCGTGGCCGCCCGCGTCACGGTGTACCGCGCGGACTTCGACGAGCCGCTGACGGCGGTCGCCCGCTGGGACACCTACAAGGTCGAGAACGACGAGTGGCAGAACGGGTCGAAGACCGGCCGGAAGACCCTCGGCGCCCAGTGGGAGAAGGGCGGCGACAACATGCTCGCGAAGTGTGCGGAGGCGCTGGCGCTGCGGAAGGCGTTCCCGATGGACCTGTCGGGTCTGTACGTGACGGAGGAGATGGAGCACCTCGACATCGAGTCGGCTCCTCGCGGGTCGCGTGGCAGCGCCTCGCCGACGCTGCAGCCCGGCACGCGGTCCGCTCAGCGTGACCCCCTCCCGGAACCTCAGGAGGGCGGGGAGAGCGCGGCAAATGAGCCGGTGACGCCGGAGGTGACGCTCTACGACTGCGTGCAGTGCGGCCAGCCGGGAGCTACCGACCCGAACGGTGGGATCTGCCCGTCGTGCGAGGACGAGATCGAAGCGGAGGCCGGGCGATGAGCGGGCGACTGTTCCTGTTCCTCGACCTCGAGACCACGGGTCTGGATGCCGGGTCCGACTCGATCATCGAGGCGGCGTGGGCGTTCACCGACGAGGCGTTCAACGTGATCGGCACGCCGCGGTCGTTCCTCGTCGAGCCGAAGACGTGGGGTGACCTGTTCGCCGCGGTCCGCGACGACGTGTTCCTGCGGGACATGCACACGAAGAGCGGGCTGCTGTCCGCGATGACGTACGGGACCCCGGTGCACATCCACCGTGTCGTCGATGTCCTCGCGGCCGACATTGACGAGCTCCCGGACCACGATTCGCTGCACCTCGCGGGGTTCAGCGTCCACTTCGACCGGGGCTTCCTCGACGCTGCCGGGTTCGAGGCGGCGCTCGAGCGGATCCACCACCGGCACCTGGACCTGTCCGCGGTGAAGATGCTGTTCGACGCGGTCGGTGTGCCGTACTCGAAGCCGGTGAATCCGAATCCGCATCGTGCCCGGTCGGACGTGTTCGAGTCGATCGAGCAGGCGCGCCTGTTCGCGGTGCAGCTCGCGCCCGTGGTGGTGCCGTCGTGAACGCTCTGACCGCATCGCTCGACGACGCGTCCGTCGATTACGCGTACGGTCCGCGGGTCGTCTCGGATGCGGACGGGGCACGGACCGCGTTCGAAGCGGGCGCTCACTGAGCGTTGCATCACGTCGACTGGCGGGTCCTCGCCGGTTCGGTACCCGGTCGGATCTTCGTCGGCCGGATGCGCCTCGGCGATCGAGTGAGCGTGTCCGACGTGGAGGGCCGCGTCGTCGAGATCGCCGGCGATCAGGGTCGCGTCCGCTTCACCGTCGAGACCGACGCGGGCAAGCGGATCAAGTACCAGCGCCCGGAGATGGAGGCCGTCCTGGTCCTCGATGTAAGGCGAGACGGGTGAACGGGTGGGCGGCGGGGTTCGCCCAGTACCTGCGGTCGTACGAGGTGCGGCTGCACCGGCGGACGGACACGTTCGGCGGGGTGCTGTGGCCGGAGAAGTGGTCGGGGCTGGTCAGCCCGGACCGGCAGTTGCAGATCGCGCTTGAAGCGCGGAAGGGGAAGACGGCATGACCGATCTCGCTGAGGTGGAGACGCTGACATGGCCGAACGGTGAGGTCGTCGACGTCGAGTCCATCGAGGGTTACACCGAGGACGCCCGTGTGATCGCGCACCCCCTGGATGACGCGGTCATCCGCACTCCGGACTGGGTGATCGGTCAGCTCGTCGAGGTGTCACGGTGGGCAGCTCGGATGCCGAAGGTCACAGCGATGGCGGAGGCATTGAAGCGAGAGCGGAAGCGTGAGCTGGACGAGGCGCGGGCTCAGGCGGTGCTCGATGTCGCTGGGCATCCTTCGCGGGAGCACAGTGCGCGAGTCACGCTGGCTGTCGTCGAAGAGCGGCGCGCGTACGACCGTGCGACCGTCGCGGCGGAGGAGGCGCGCAGGGTCGGCAACCTCCTCGCGGATTACACCGGTCGCCTGCAGTCGATCGGGAAGCAGGTCGAACTGACCTACCGCGCCGAGATGGGGCGGTCCTGATGGCCGCGCCGACGCCGCGGGTCCGCGGTCAGGTGCTCCTGCGGGACGGGTCGCAGTGCGTGTCATGCACGACCCGGACGTCACCGCTGGAGATGCAGCACCGGCAGCGGGTCGGCATGGGTGGGGACAAGCGCCGCCCGGCGCCGCACGAGCTCGCGACAGCGTGCTCGACCTGCAACCGCCGGTTCGAGCGCGACCTCCAGACGCGGGCGCTCGTCTTCGGCTGGAAGGTCCGCGCGTGGGTGAAGGACCCGGGGCTCGTGCCGCTGTTCAACGCGGCGCGCGGCCAGTGGTGCCTGCTCACGTCGACGGGCGGGTTCATCCCCATCACCGCGGATGCCGCGTACGCGCGGATGCGGGAGGTCTACGGCCCCGAGTGGGACCAGTGGGCGGAAGAGATCGGGCTGCTGTCGGCAGCCACAACGAGAGGAACGCACGAATGAGTGGTGGACGATTCGGGGAGAACGGCATCGGCTGGTGCCGCGGCTTCGACCGTCGTGACTACATCATGGTCGCGATCGACTTGATCGACAGCGACTTCGACATGGCCGCCGCTCTGCGTGAGGCGCAGCGCGTGCGTGACCTGCCCGACGAGCCGATCCCGGCTGACATTCCCAACGATCGGCTCGTGGCACGCGCCCGCCGCTGCGCTGTCTACCGGTTCTTCGACGAAGACGGTCGGCTGCTGTACGTCGGTAAGGCGATCGACCCGGACGCCAGGCGCAAGCAGCATGAGAAGCGGATCTGGTGGAGCGACGTCCACCGGCAGGAAGTCGAGTGGTTCGCGAATGAGCGACTCGCGCTCGACGCGGAGGACACCGCGATCCGCGATGAGAATCCCGTCTACAACCGCGTCGGCGGTGGTCGTTCATGAGCGTCAAGGTGTCGAGCTGGGTATGGCACGGTGACGAGACGGCAGACCTGTCGGGCAACGACATGATCCTGATGCTCGCGTTGGCCGACGTCGCCGATGACATGGGTCGCTGCCGGTTCATGACCGACGACGACGACCTCACCTACTCGGGTCTCGCCCGGAAGGCGCGTGTCGATCGGAGCACCGCGATCCGGGTGATCGCTCGGCTTCGGGCTCGGGGTCTGGTCGAGCAGGTGAAGGGGTCGCGGGCGAGGCCGAACGAGTTCGCGATCGTCGTCCCGTGGCGCAAGGGTGGCGATTTGCCACCTGTCGAAAAGGTGGCATCAGCGACGCGAAAGGTGGCATCCGAGCCGTCGAAAGGTGGCATCAGCGACGACCACTCCTCTTATAGACGTATAGACGTAACAGACGTAACAACGTCGGACGTCGTCGACGTCCTCCCGACGTCTGAGAGTGAAGTCGTTCGGCTGAGCAACATGCTCGCCGACGCTGTCCGCGCGAACGGCCACAAGGTCAGTGTCGTCGGCCAGACGTGGTGGTCGGCATGCGACCGGCTGATGCGTCTCGACGGGTACTCCGCCGAGCAGATCGAGTGGATGATCCGCTGGTCGACGTCGGACGAGTTCTGGTCGGCGAACATCCGGTCGATGTCCACCCTGCGAGACAAGTTCTCGACCCTCGTCGCTCAGGCGAAGCGGAAAGCCTCCCGGGCGCCGGCGCCGGCGGAGCGCGCGGCCTCGGTGATCGAGCTAGGTCGTCGGCTGCAGGCTGAGGACGAAGCCGCGGGGCGTGCGTCGTGAACGTCACGGAGACGGGCACGCTCCTCGCTGAGGTGCAGGTCATTGACAACCGCCGGGTCGACGAGGCGACGCTGCGGTACTGGCACGGGCTGATCGGTGACCTCGGCTACGCGGAGGCGTCCGAGGCGGTCGTAATGCACCGCCGTGAGCGTCCCGGCGTGTATCTCGAGCCGGGGCACGTGCGCGCGAACGTCGACCGGATCCGTGCCGCGCTGGCCGCACCGACGGATGAGTTCGGCAACGCGCTGCCAGTGGACGGTGCGGCGCTCGACGCCCAGCGCCGACTCGCTGCGCGGGCTACGCGGGCGGTGACCGCGTGAGCGAGTTCGACGAGATGCCGCCGGAGGATCCGTACGCCGACGGGCCCGCCCATGTAGATCCGGGTCTGCTCGCGGAGCAGTCGGTGCTCGGCGGGATGATGCTTTCTCCGAAGGCGTGCGCCGAGGTGCTGACGATGCTGCGGCCGGGGGACTTCAACGTCCCCAAGCACGAGTTGATCTTCGACGCGATCACCGAACTGCACCGGCGTGGTGAGCCGGTCGACGTGATCTCCGTCTCCGATGAGCTGATCAAGACGGGTGAGGTGTCCCGTGCCGGCGGCGCCGACTACGTGCACCTGCTCACGTCGGTCGTCCCGACTGCGGCGAGCTCTGGCTACTACGCCGCGATCGTGAAGGATGCGTCGACCGTGCGCGGGTTGACGGAGATCGGGCACCGCCTGCAGGTCGGGGGAGGGGAGCCGGGTGTCCGCCTGGCTTCCGCTCTGAACGAGCTTCACGAGCTCCGCGACCGTGCTGCGGTTGGCGCTGAGGACGCCCACGTCCGCTGGTTGCAGGACGTGCTCGACGTGCCCGAGGAGGACGACGCGTACGACTGGGTGATCCCCGGGGTGCTCGAGCGGCAGGACCGGCTGATGCTGTCGGCCGCGGAGGGTGTCGGGAAGTCGACGTTCATGCGGCAGTTCGCGGTTCTCTCGGCGGCTGGCATTCACCCGTTCGCGTTCAAGCCGATGAAGCCGACTCGGGTGCTGGTGGTCGATGCGGAGAACAGCGAGCGGCAGTGGCGGCGCGCGACTCGCGACCTCGCGCAGCGCGCGCTGGAACGAGGTGTGCGGGATCCGCGGGGGAACGTCGCGCTCCATTGCGTGAACGTCATGGACCTGACCACGGCATCCGACCTCGGCCGGGTGCACAAGTGGATGGACGAGGCGCAGCCCGACCTCCTCGTGCTCGGACCGCTCTACCGCATGGCGCGAGGGTCGTTGAACAACGACGACGACGTGCAGCCGGTGCTCCGTGCGCTGGACAGCCTGCGGGAGCGGGACGTGGCGATGCTCATCGAGGTCCACGCCGGCCATGCCCGGTCGACGTCGGGGGAGCGCGAGCTGCGGCCCCGTGGGTCCTCGGCACTTCTCGGGTGGCCGGAGTTCGGTCTGGGTCTTCGTCGCGACAAGGACGGGTTCGTGAACGGGCGGGCGCACTACTCGCTCGTGAGGTGGCGCGGTGACCGCGACGCCCGATCGTGGCCGCGTCTGGTGCGCGGTCAGCAGTGGCCGTGGGAACCGGCCGGCGAGTTCTAGGAGAGGGATCAGGGGATATGGGAACGAACACGAGGCGCACGCAGGTCGACGCGATCGACGACCTCACCGCGCAACTCCGGTTGGCGAACCACATCGCTGCTCTGTCGCTTGGCGCGAGTGCGCTGGAGCACGACAGCACGGAGTACAAGAACCCGGCGACGCAGATCCGCGCCGACCGCCGCAATGCCGTCCGTGCCTTTGTGCGCGCCGGGATCGACATCGAGGAGACGAAGGAATGACCGAACGAATCGACCACGCCACCGAGGCTCTTCGCCTCGCCGACCTCAGCCAGCACCCGAACACCGGTGATCCGGCGGTCGGCGCGCTGTACATCGGAGCGGCTCAGATACACGCGACGCTCGCCCTCGTCGAGCAGCAGCGCATCGCCAACCTCATCGCCATGTCCCAGCCCCAGCCGTTCAAGAACGGCGGCACGATCGCGCTCTGGGTGTTCAACCCGGAGACCGGTGCACTGCGCGCTGACGTCTCGGAAGGTCTGGGGCTCGAACAGTCCGAGGCTTTCGTCGCGACCCCCGTCTACTCCGGGGAGGCGTCCGCATGATCCTCCAGGAGTCGAAGACGGTTCCGATCGCTGAGGCGGATTGGACGGATGACGGGGAGGTGGAACTGCTCACGTTCCCCACCCCGGACGGTCACTGCACCCACATGCTGCCTGAGACGGCGCGTGCGCTCGCACAGCAGCTCATCCAGGCCGCGGCGGATGCGGAGAAGGCTGCGGGGGAATCGGGCGTGCAGCGGGCGCACAGGACCGCACAACACGCGTTCGACATCGACCAGCGGGTCGATGCCCTCGGCCGTCAAGTTGAGGAATCCATCTCGAACGTGCTCAGTCACAACTGGCGATGGAGCGAGCAGATCGGAGATCCCGTGTGCTCGCGCTGCGGGACCCGGGCGACGAGCAACGCGGTTCGGGTGTCCGCCTGCCCTGGCCCGCTCGAAGCACCGGGGGTGCGGTCATGAGCGCCGTGATCGTGTGGACGAAGCCCGCCTGCCAGCAGTGCCGCATGGTGAAGTTCCGTCTCGAAGCCGCGGGCGTCGAGTACGAGGAACGCGACCTCACCGCACCCGAGGCAGCAAAGGACCTGGAGCACTTCCGGGGGCTGGGGTTCTCGTCGGCGCCGATCACGGAGTTCGGTCAGATCGCGGTGCCGGGGTTCATGCCGTCCGAGGTGGACCGGGTGATCGCCGCATGGCGCGCCGCCAACGCCACCTCCAGCCCGGACAGCCGGTCCCATGAGCGCACGTGACCACGGAGTCATCCCGGGTGTGCGCGCCCGGTGCCCCTGGCCGCGGCTACTGCGGCCGGAAGACCACGAAACCCGCCGACTGGCCCGACGTTCACTGCGAGGACTGTCAGGCCGCGTATCGAGCAGATCAAGCAGCAGGAGAAACAGACCGATGGACCAGATTGATCCCTGTGACCCACGTGCACCCGCACGTGCAATGGTCCGGCACCGCATCCCTCATCACCCCCGAACCGTGGATGCAGGACAGCCTTTGCGCCCAGGTCGACGCCGACCTGTTCTTCCCCGAGAAAGGCCACGGCGACCGGGCCGTCGCGGCGAAGCAGGTCTGCAACGACTGCCCCGTCATCGCCGACTGCCTCGGCTACGCCCTCCGCACCGGCCAACGGTACGGCGTGTGGGGTGGCCAGTCCGAACGAGAACTGCGGAAGCTGCGGAAGGCGGCACGAGCATGAACACCACCGAGCAGCCGATCATCCTCGCCGGCGTCACCGACAGCGGGACCCGGTACGTGCAGTTCTGGACCGAGTCGGAGAAGATCGCGGGCCGCGACGTCGCGTTCTGCCGGGCGGAGATGCTCGACGGCGACGCGTACGCCCCGAACTGGCTCACGATCAAGCGCAGCTGCCCGCCCGCGTGGGTAGAGCACGTCCTGGCGCTGTTCCCGGTGTTCTTCACCGGCGGCGACGTGCAGCCGACGCACACCGTCACGTGGCTCCACTCCGTGCCCACATTCCACCCGATCGCGCAGACGCCTGTGGATGGTGGCCTGCTCGACCTCCTCGACCTCGAAGGACCCGCAGCATGAGCGCGGTGATCGAGGCTCAGCATCCGGGGTTCTGCCCCGAGTGTGAGGAGACGTTCCCGGCCGGTACGAGGGTGATGAAGCGTGAGGGTGGGTGGGGGCATGTGCAGTGCCCGCAACCCCGTCCCGTGTGTGGCGTGTGCTTCATGGAGCGGGCGTTGAACGGTGCCTGCGGATGCGAGGTGCTGACGTGACCGATCTGGGTATTACGTCGGAGCAGCAGGCGGATCGCGATTACCGCCGGTGGGTGCACCAGTTCGAGCACCACCTGGGGCAGATCCCCGACGTCCTCGCCATGCTCGTCACTCTTGCTCAGCCGACGATCGGGGTGTCCAGGGGTGGGTCGAGGTTCGACCGCCTGCAGATCACGGGTGGGAATGAGCACCGGGATCTGGGCGACACGATCGACGAAACCCTCACGAGGGACGCCCAGTACCTGTGGGGGTTGTTGACGGGGTACGCGGCGACCGTGTGGGAGCAGGCACCCGAGTCCCGGGAGGATGCCCCGGACCTCGCTGGTGGGGCGCTCACGACCGCCGGGGCGGCGAAGGACGCGGCGTTGCTCACTGTCGGCTGGCTCATCCACCACACCCCGGCCGCGTACACCCTGCAGCTTGTCGAGGACGAACGGGAACTGTTCTCCACCGTCCGCCGCCTCAAAGCGGTTCACGGCATCCACCCGCACCCGCGTCCGACGCTGTGTGACACGTGCGGGCGCCGGCGGGTCGAGTGGGACTACACGGACGTGAAGGGCGGGGGAGTGCTTCGTGTGGGCCTGTGCCGGTCGTGCGGGGAGACGTTCATCGAGAGACAGGACGAAGGAGAGAACCGATGACGATCCACACCTACGAGCTCGAGCGAGAGCGTGCGCGCGCCGCCCGCGACGAGGCGGCCTACCTACGGGAGTTGCATCGCATTGCGACGTGCGGGCTTCCCAGCCGGTTCACCGGATACCACTACGGGAACAGCGAGGTCCGTCAGAGCGTCGCGATGCGCATGGCCGACACGTACCTCGTTTGGGCTGCGGAGTACGACGACCTCGCCGACCAGATCGAGGCGGGGATGGCCGGCATGCTCCGCACACCCAACGGAATGACCGAACTCACCAACCACGAAGAACGGGGCACGCGATGAGCGGCGTAGCGCAGGACATGAGCAGCTTCTGGCGGATCTTCACCTACCAGCACGGGCGGATCAGCGGGACATTCGTCGTACACGGCGGGAAGGACGGTGCACACCACGTGAAGCCGTACGACGTCACCGTGTACGCCGACGACTCGCACTCGTGGGGGCGTGTGCTGCGGAGCGACGACCTGACGGCCTTCTACCGGAACGGATCGGTGGAGATACCCGCGCACATGATCCGAGAAGGAGTCCGCCCCGACGTCGAGGACGTCATGGGTGAACTCGTCGTGGCGATCGCCGCGTGCATCGCCGCATTCGAGTCGAGTGCGCAGGAGCCCACCCCCGACCCGGTGGCTTTGGGTGCCCTGTCCCGCACCCAGGACCGCATGGGGTGGAACCACACGAACGGGAGCACGGCATGAGCAAGCGACCTTCTCGCGCCAAGATGTGCAACTGGCTGTCGAGCCGCCTCTACAACCTGGCCAACGTTTCGCCGTTCAATCCGGCAGACACGCACCAGCTCGTGCTGAACGCCCGCGACGCCGACAGTCGTTTGGCGGCGCTCGCGAGCATCGCGGGTGACCTGGGCTGGCACGCCGAGGCCGACCTCGATCAGGCGTGGGAGGACATCCAGGCGTACGACGCGCGCCCACCGCGTCCGACGGCCGACCCGGACCGCCCGTCGATGCGAGTCACGTCGGGCACCGGATCGAGTGTGCAGGAGCCCGAGCAAGCGGAAGGGATCCGGCGATGAAGCCGCAGACCAAGGAGCGCCTCACCGCGATCGCAAGTGAGATCTCAACGGAGGTGTTCATGGCGAAGAAAGCGAAATCGCCGCAGGCGCACTTCAACCGGATCCACAGCCTCGCGAGAGAGGCATGCGACTACTTCGCGTTCGGGTTCGACGCCCCGGTTGCTCCCGCGCCGACCGAACCCGAAGTATTCGGATTCACCTGCCCCGTCGAACGTTGCTGGTGGAACGACTCGGAGACCGAACAACCGGACTACGCCACGATGCGTGAGGCCCTGGATGCCGCCGACGCCCACCGCATGGAGCACCACGGAGGTAGGTCTGGCATCGTCACGACCGAATCGAGTGTTCCGTCGTCTGGGGGTACGTCGTGACGATGAGTACGCGATGCACCTGCGTCTGGGATTGCTCGCACGAGTGGTGCGGCTGCCAGGCTCACACGGCTGTCGTCTGCGTCTGCGGGGTCCGCCCACGCGAATGCCCCGTGCATCCGTCTCCAGAACCGAGCGGGTAGCCAGTGCCTCTCCTCACCTACAGGGAAGCGGCGAAACGCGTCCACCGGTCGCGCCGAACCATCCGCCATTGGAGGATGCAGGGCATGCCGATGATGTGGGCGCTCCGGGACGGGCAACGGGTGCGGGTGGTGGAGCTTCGGGTGCTGCTCTCCTGGTGGCGTCAGAAGCTCAAGAACGACCCCATCGTCCAGCAACGCATCCGCGCCGAGAAACGCCGCGAGGAAGCCGCACACGACACGCCAGGGGCAACCTGACACCCCGACACGCCGCGTTTACCGGCCCTAGACTCTCTTTCCCGTTTGCCGCCCCTAACTTCAAGATCAGAGAAACCTGTCGAACAGGACAGGAACACGACAAAGGCCCCGAGAGAGACCCTGACCAGGTCGCCGGGGCCTTTGTCGTGCCACCCGCTCCCACGGTGGGGAGTTCGAGCCGACGATGCACCTGGCGCGCCTTGGAACAGCCGCCCGTGCCGCTCGTCCCCACCGCTGGGTCCATGAACGTCCGCCGCCACCGAGTCACTCAAAGGTGCGGCCTGGTACTGGAGCGCGACCCGGCGCAGGAGTTTTTGCACGGGGCCGAGTCAGGCCGGCGGGCGAACGCTCGGTGTTCACGGGCCGTGATTCCCGGCCTCAAGTGCCCCCAGGACCGCGTCTCATCTCGCGGAGGGGCAACTGCACCGACCCACGAGAGGCGCCGACCCCTGGCCTCAGGCCTACAGGCGGCGCCTCTCACACCCTTCGACGACGGAGTCGACATGCGCACCATCCTCACCCTGACCGGCCTGGCCGCTGGGGTTGCTCTCACCATCACCGTGCAGCGGTGGGCACCGTACGCGCTCGTCTGGCTGTTCTCCCGAGGGGACGACTGATGATCCGCCACACGCAGACGATCTTCGTCAACGACCCGCGCGGCATCCCGGGCGACTGCATGCGCTCCGCCGTCGCGTCACTCCTCGACCTGCCGACCGAAGCCGTCCCGCACTTCGCCCTGTTCGACGCACCGGGGGCCTGGTATCAGGCGTTCATGCTCTGGCTGGGTGGCCGCGACCTGATCGTGCGCCCGCGGCGTGCCGCCGACGTCGACGGGCTCTGCCTCGCGATCGGCATGTCACCCCGCGGTGTCGAGCACGTCGTCGTGTGGGGACCGGACGGACTTATCCACGACCCGCACCCGTCCGGGGCAGGCATCGAAGCCCGCCAGTTCTGGTTCATCGAGCCGAAGCGCTGATGTTCTCCTGGATCACCTGCCCCGTCTGCGGTGAGGTGTCGATCGGCGTGTGCTGCGACATCGTCTCCGCCTACCTCAGTGACGACGATGACTGACCCGTTCGTGTCCTGCGACCAGTGCAACGCCCGCGCCTACATCCACGTCCAACTCCCCAACGGCGGGACACTCTCGTACTGCGCCCACCACGGTCACCAGCACACCCCCACCCTCCATGCCGCCGGCGCGACTGTCGTCGACCTCACCCACATGCTGGAGGGCTGATGACCGCCGACGAGCTCGAAGCATTCGGCCTGTACCAGTGCCCCCACTGCAAGCGCACGTGGGAATCCGAGAAGGCGCTCGTGTTCTGCTGCCGCGACGAGTACGACCTCCCGTCGATCGTCCGCTCCTACGACTAACCCCGGAGGTGCCGCGATTTGTTCGAGCACCGCTTCCGGGTCGCGACATCCCAGACCGGCCACCGTCGACAGGTGCAGGTCCTGATTTACTCCGACCGCCAAGAGCTCGCCGCCGCGCACGCCGCGCACAGGGGCATACCGGTCCAGGAGGACACAGCAGGCGGCGTCGCTTTCCGTGGCGGGTGGTGGTGGCCGAAGCCCGACCCGTACCCGATCGTCGTCATGCGGCTCTGGACCGAGCAGCTCACCACTCGCACGATCGCGCACGAATCCACGCACGCTGCCGCACTGTTCTTCCTCACCGACAACGTGACGGGATGGAACTCTCGAGCACGGACCTACCTCCTCGGCGACCACGAACCCCTCGCCTACGCCATCGGCGACCTCACCGGTCAGATCACCGCCCGCCTGATGCGCGCCGGGTACCAGGTGCGCCCCTGATGGCCCGAAAGGTCTGCGCGCACCCCGGCTGCCCGAACCTCACCACCGGCACACGCTGCACACTCCACCAACGCGAGCAGGAACGCCGCCGCGGCACGAGACAGCAACGCGGGTACGGGCCCGAACACGAACGCACCCGGGCCGCGTGGGAAATCGAAGTGCGAACCGGACGCGTCCGATGCGCGAATCCGAACTGCCCCCGACCCGACGACCCGTTCATCCACCCCGGCGAGCCGTGGGACCTCGGCCACACCCCCGACCGCACCGGATACCGCGGACCCGAACACGAAGCCTGCAACCGCAGCGAAGGCGGCCGCACCGCTCACCAGCAGAGAGAATCACACCGATGAACGCCCAGCCCGAACGCGACCCCGCGAAGCAGCTCGTCACCGCGAAGATGCTCGTCGCCATGTTCGAAGCCCAGCTCACCGAGTACGCCGACATGAGCGACCACGACCGCGAAAACACCGAACGCGGCCAAGACCTCACCCAACGACTCCCCGGCCTCCACCAAGGCCACACGCACTGGACACAACGCGTGAAGGACCTCGAACACCACATCACACACACCACGAGCGACACGGCCTGAGACAGCCGCACAGCCCCACCCACGACCACCCCAGACCAGCCCCCGAGACGACCCCAAAGGGGGTGGGGGGAGGCCCCCCAAGGCCCCCCTCAGCCAGGACCGCCGGGGAGGTGGCTCGCAAACTTTCCGGAATCAAAGAGTTTTCTGAGGGGGTGCCGGATGCCTCGTGGTGGTCCTCGTGCGGGTGCTGGGCGTACCCCTGATACGTCGTCTCTGTCGGAGGCAGTGCGTATCGAGGCAGGTGCGATCCGGACGCTGCCGAAGGAGCGGACGGGCCCGGTTCCGGAGTGGCCGTTGTCGGAGGCGTCGGAGCGTGAGCTCGAGGTGTGGGCGGATATGTGGCGGAAACCGCAGGCGATCGTGTGGGAGGAGCAGCTTCTGTTCCGGCCGGTCGCGTTCCATGTGCGGACGTCGGTGAAGGCTGAGGATCCGGATTCGAAGTCGGCGATCTTGAGCGTGCTGATGCGGCAGGAGAACGAACTGCTGCTCAACTACCGGGTCCTGCTGAGCGCGGGGCTGCGGATCTCGACGAACCCGGTGCAGGCCCCGACGGTGTCGGCGTCTCGACCGGCGGTTGCGAAGCGTCAGGTGCCGTCATCGCGAGGAAGGCTGAAGGCGTCGCCAGATGTCGGAGCAGATCGCTGAGTTCGAGGTCACGTGGCCGACGCTGGGTTACCTGCAGGCGGACTGGATGGCGTGGCATCTTCCGATCCCTGATGGGTTCCGGAAGGGGCAGCCGTTCATCCTGTCGGACTGGCAGCTGTGGTGCACCGCGAACCACGGTCGAGTGCGCCCGGAGACGCCGTGGCGCCCCGAGGACCCGATCAAGAACCAGGCGTTCGCGTACCGGCGTTCTCTCGTGGTGGGTCCGCAGAAGTACGGGAAGAGCCCGTGGGCTGCGGCCGAGACTGCGGTGATGGCGCTTGGCCCGGACCTGTTCGCCGGGTGGGCGGGCGACGATGACGTCTACGACTGCGCGCGGTACGGCTGTCAGTGCGGGTTCGTGTACGAGTACGAGCCGGGCGAGCCGATGGGCATGCCCTGGCCGACTCCGCTGATCCAGCTCATGGCGACGTCCGAGGATCAGGTGAACAACACGTGGCGTCCGCTGCAGCAGATGGTCCTCCGGGGACCGCTGAGCGAACGCATCCGTGTGGGTGAGAAATTCATGCGCATCGGCGATGACGGCGTGATCGAGAAGGTCACCTCTGCGGAGTCGTCCCGACTGGGCAACCCCACCACCGGATTCGTTCAGGACGAGACGGGGATCTACACGAAGTCGAACGGGCTGATGGGTACGGCGCAGACGATGCGTCGTGGCACGTCTGGCATGGGTGGCCGCGGTATCGAGCTGACGAACACGTGGGACCCCGCTGAGGAGTCCACCGCACGGTCGACGTACGAGTCGCGCGCGGCTGACCTGTTCAAGTTCTACCGGCAGCCGCCGAAGAACCTCAGCTACAAGAACAAGCGCGACCGCCGGAAGATCCACGCATTCGTGTACTTCGGTGCCGCGCACGTCGACCTCGATTCGATCGAGGCTGAGGCCGCGGAGTTGCTGGAGCAAGACCCGGCGCAGGCGGAACGGTTCTACGGGAACAAGCTCGTGCGCGGTATGGGCACGTGGCTGCCCGAAGGGGTGTGGGAAGGCGCGTACGCCTCGCTGGGGCGCGTAGTTGCATGAGTGCCCCTGCGGGCAGGTGAGGAGGTTCCCGATGCAGGCGACGAAGCGACCGTGGTTGCCGAACCCGCCGGATGGCACTGCCATCTGCATCGGGTTCTAGTTAGACGGCAGCATCAACAACGACTGGACCGGCATCCGCGCCCAGACGATGACCGGGTATGCGTTCACCCCGCGGTGGGGACCGGACCTCGAGACCCCCACGTTCTGGGATCCGAAGGAGCACGGCGACCGTATCCCGCACAGCGAGGTCGATGTTGCCGTCGACGAGCTGTTCGACCGGTTCGTGGTGGTGCGCATGTACTGCGACCCGGAGGACTGGAACACCGACATCGAGACGTGGGCGCTGCGTCATGGCGATGAGCACGTGATCGAGTGGCCCACCAACTCCGTCAGCCGCATGTACGACGAGATCCGCCGGTTCGAGGCGGACCTCGCGAACGGGCGCATCACGAACGACGGGTGCCCCATCACGGAGCTGCACATGGGCAACGCGAAGAAGGTCGCGAAGCCCGGTCAGAAGTACATCCTCGGGAAGCCGAACGAGACGCAGAAGATCGACCTCGCGATGTGCTCGATCCTCGCGAACGCCGCGGTGCGCGACTCGCTCGCCGCTGGCTGGTCGCCCCCGAAACCGAGAGCGAAGGTGCGCGTCTGGCGCAGCAGATAGGAGAGCTGCCGTGACGGAACTCGACGAGGCGCTGCGGCTGTCCCGCGCGATCAGCCGGCAGAAGCCGATGCTCGAGAAGAACGACCTGTACTTCGAGGGTGAGCAGCCGTTGAAGTTCCTCGCCCCGGTGCTGCAGCAGGAGCTCGGCTACCGTCTGTCGCCGATCGTGCTGAACCTGGCGCTGTTCGCCGTCGACGTGTACGACAACCGGCTCGACGTCGAAGGGTTCCGTATCGGTCGTGGTGCCGAGGCCGACGACGAGCTGTGGGACGTGTGGCAGGAGAACGACGGCCCGGACCTGTCGCAGCAGGGTCACCGGGAGAGCCTCGCTCTGGGGCGCGCTTACGCCACCGTGGGGCCCGGTGAGGCCGCGGATGACGTTCCGGTGATCACGCTCGAGTCCGCGTTCGACGCGATCCACGAGGACGACCCGAAGACGAAGCGTGTGAAGCACGGCGTGAAGCGGTGGACCGATCTCGACAAGACCCGGTGGATGACGTTCCACCACCAGAACGGGTGGGTCACCTGGCGGTTCCAGCAGGGCCGCGGGTGGGTCGAGGATGACCGTGAGGACGACAACGGGAACAACCTGTGCTCGCTCGTCCCCCTGATGAACGACCCGCGGATCCTGGGTCGTAACCGGCCGGGGAAGTTCGACCAGCGGCTCGGACGTTCCGTGTTCCACCCGATCGTCAGCCCTCTGGACGCGCTGAACAAGCTCGCCTCGGACATGATGGTGTCGGCCGAGTTCCATGCCCTGCCGCGGCGCTTCGCGACCGGGCTCAAGGAGGAAGACTTCACCGACGAGGCCGGTCAGGCGCTCGACACGTACTCGATGATCGCCGGCCGCATGTGGTCGACGGAGAACGACAAGGCCACGTTCGGGCAGTTCCCCGAGGCTTCGCTGTCTAACTTCCACGAGTCCATCAAGCTGCTCATGCAGATCGTCGCGATGCAACTCGGTATCCCCGCGGACTACCTGCTGTTCAAGGGCGACAACCCGCCCTCGGCGGACGCGATCCGCGCGTCGGAGGCGCAGCTGGTCAAGCGTGCGGAGCGGAAGCAGCGGACCCTGTCAACCCGGTGGGAGCAGGTGCAGCGTCTCGTGCTCATGAACATGGGCCGAGAGGTCGACGCCCGCCCGAAGCAGATCGAGACGATCTGGCGTGACCCGTCGACCCCGACGGTGGCGCAGAAAGCCGACGCGATCATGAAGCTCGTCACGACGAAGGACACCACGGGCCGTTCGATCCTCCCGATCGAGCAGGCACGGAAGGACCTCGGCTACACGGACATCGAGCAGGGCCGCATGCGGGACTGGGATGAGAACGTGACCCTGGACCCGCAGATCGCGGCCGCGGGAAGGCCGGTCCAGGGTGCTGCAGGCGGCAACTGACCAGTACCGCGAGCAGCAGGCGCTGTCGGTCGCGGCCGCTTCGGACGTGGGCCGGCAGTGGTCGCGGATGGGGGATGACTTCGACGCGTCCTGGGCGCGGGTGAAGCCGAGGATCCTGTCGACGCTCGAAGGCGCTCGAGCGGAAGCCGTGGGCGTCGCGGTCGGGTACACGGCCGCGGTGCTCGCCGAGACGAATCAGCCGGACAGCCCGGTGGGGGAGCTCGATCCGGCAGTGTTCCTGTCTTCGGCTCCCGACGGCCGGTCGATGAGCACGCTTCTGGACGAGGCGGTCATCACGACGAAGGTCGCGGTCAGCCGCGGGGCCTCCGCCGTAGATGCCCTGCAGGTCGGGCGCCGGTGGCTCACGATGACGTCGCTGACGGTCATGGCCGACACGCGGCGTGAGGTGTACTCCGCGGACATCGTGCAACGCCCGGACATCACCGGGTACGTGCGGATGCTGAACCCGCCCTCGTGCCGACGGTGCGTGATCCTCGCGGGCCGTTGGTACCGGTGGAACACGGGCTTCCAGCGTCACCCGCGCTGTTTCCCCGCTGGGGTTGTGGTTTCAGGTCCCGCTACCGAGGGCGCTACGCGACGCTGGTACGACGGGGAACTCGTGATCCTCACGACCGCGAGCGGCGAGGAGCTGCCCGTCACCGGAAATCACCCGATACTGACACGTCGCGGGTGGGTTCCGGCGAACCTCATCCAGGAAGGTGACTATGTAGTCCGCAGCACCCGCTCCGAGGGCGCCGCCGCTGTCGTGGTCCCAGACCATGACCAGGTGCCAGCCCGCATCGAGGATGTGTGGGATGCGCTCAGCGTGCGAGGCCTTGCTCGCGTGGAATCCTCCTCCGAGGACTTCCACGGCGACGGGCAGCACGGCCAGGTCGACGTTGTACGGGCCGACGGCTCGTTCGATGGTGGGCTGGAGTCCGCGCTCGCGCAGCATCGACAGGAGCACTTCCTCACCGCGACTCCCGGTGCGACCCTGCTGCTCGACGGTCAGCGCTCGGCGCAGCTTCTCGATCGTCGGGATGCGACGCTTGCGGGCGGCAGCGTTGGCGGCCTGGACCTGCGCGCGTTTCTCGTCAGCGGTAAGCGATTCGTTTCGGATCTTCCCCGCTTCGCTCATGCCGCGGCGCCGCACTCCAGCCTCGGTGAGGATGCGCGTGATGGGGCCTCGGGAGACGCCATACTGTCGCGCCAAGCCGTACTCGGAGGCTCCTTCGACGTACTGCCGGACGATGGTTTCGGCGGGCAGAACCCTCTCCCGTCGCGGTGGGATGCCCCGGGCGACTCGTTCACGGTGGAGACGGCTAGCGGATACGCCAGCGTCGGTCGTGATCTTCTCGAACGGCTCACCGGCCAGGTAGAGCTCGATCGCGTGGTCAAGGCGCGCAGCGTTCAGTGGTCCGGGCATGTGTACAGCCTCAATTCGTCCGAAGGGTGGCACGTAGCTAACAGTCTCATTGTATCTAACTGCGACTGTATGCACATCCCCGGTGCGGAGAACGTCGTCGGCGATGAGCGCACAGACCCGTACGCGACGTTCCAGGCGATGTCGGAGCAGCAGCAGGAGAAGGTCTTCGGTCGCAGTGAGGCGCGTGCCATCCGGGACGGTGCCGACATCTACCGTGTCGTGAACGTCTCGCAGCGTGGCCTCGCGACTGCGGCCGGCGCGCGACGGTACGGGGCGCCTTCCCGGCTGACGGTGGATGACATCTACCGGCGGGCTGGGACACGGACGAACGCGATCCGGCTGATGCGTCAGGAGGGGTACATCCTCGACCGCGGCCAGACTGCGGTGTCGCTGGCGCCGGGTGTCCGCACTGACCAGCAGATCCTCGCCGCGGGTCGAGGGCGTGGGACGGTCACGATCGGCGGACGCACGGTCGTCACGAACCGAGCCGCACGCTTCGATGCTGCGGCATCCGGGCAGCGGGATCCGCTGAACCGGGCGACGATGACCGCGGCGGAGCGGCGACTGTACGACGCGAACTACCGGCTCCAGTACGTCCGGGCGACCGGGAACGTCCCCCGCGGTGTCGGGCTCAGCAGCGCCGACGTGTACGCCTCACCGTTGCCGGCATCTGCGGCGAAGGTCGCGGAGCTGGAGCGTGATCTGGCGCGCGAGTTACGGCGGCTGGGGGAGCGCGGCACACCCGAGTCTGTGCGGCGTCTGGCGCGGGCTCTCGGGCTCATCTGACAGGGCGGCGTCCGCCGATATCTTCCCCGGTCTACGGGCGCCGCCCACACGAACTTCCCACCCGCCCGGGTGGAGGCGCTACGCGAGCGTGTCGCGGTACGGCCGACGGGCCATAAACGGCGGCCGACGGGCCCGATAAACGGAAGGTCACACCCCACCATGAAGCGCAACGCATTCGGCCAGCTCATCCGCAGCCCCTACCTCCGGTTCGCCGATGGCGACGACGACAAGGGCGGCGGCAAGGAGTTCAAGCCGGTCGAGTCGCAGGAAGAGCTCGACCGGATCGTGTCTGAGCGTGCCCGCCGTGCCGAGCAGAAGGCTCGCGAGGAGGAGCGCGCGAAGTTCGCCGACTACGAGGACCTGAAGTCCGACGCGGAGAAGTTCCGTGCTGTGACGCAGCCGAAGCCGAAGGACGACGACGGCAAGTCGACCCCGCTCTCGCAGGCGGACGTTGACAAGCGCATCGAGGAGGCGCGCGCAGCGGACCGCCTCGAACTCGCTCTCGAGCGTGTCAGCGATCAGCTCGACAAGGCGCTCGATGGCCGGACGGTCTCCGCATCGAAGCTGTTCGACCTGGACCGGAAGCAGTTCGTGAACGACGACGGCAAGACCGTCAACGCGGACGCGCTGAAGAAGTGGGTCGAGGAGAACTCGAAGGAGATCGAGACCCCCGACCCGCGCCGCCGTCCCATCCCCGGACAGGGGCAGCGAAGCGGCGAAGCGAACGGCGGAAGCGTCTCGGCGGGTCGTGACCTCTACGACGAAACCCACAAGAAGAAGTCTGGAAAGGACTGACATCATGCCCAAGCTCCAGCAGGAGACCTTCGGCTCCGGTGACATGTCGTGGCTCGGTTCGACTCACGGCATCCGCAACGCGCGGACCGGGATCATCGACATCTCGGCGTTCACCCAGAGCACGCACTACCCGGACGGGTACATCCCCTCCGGCACCCCGGTCGCTCTCGTCGGCGGACTCTACGTCCCCTACGACAAGACCGAGGGAACCACGACGGGCGCTGGTGTGCTCGCCGGGTTCCTCCTCACCGACCAGAAGGTCGTGGGCACGGCGGACTTCGGTGCGCCCATCCTCGACCACGGTCGCGTCAACGTCGCGAAGGTGCCCTACTCGGGCGGTTTCGCGGCACCCGCCGCCGCGGCCAAGCGCGCCGCCACGACCATCGTCTTCGTCTGAGCGAGAGAGGAGAGCTGACACATGGCACTCTGGACTGACGTCATCGACCCGGCCACACTGACCGGATACGCCCGCCGCTCGCTCGAGGAGATCGAGCAGGCTCGCGGCACCCTCGCCCGCTGGCTCCCCAACCGTGAGGTCGCCGACATCGTCGTGCGGTTCATGGCGGGACAGACCGGTCTCGTCGACGAGGCGCGTTACCGCGCGTTCGACGCCGAGATTGAGGTCTCGAAGGGCCTGCCGCGCAAGCGCACGACCCTCGAGCTGCCGCCGGTCGGTACCGAGATCCCCGTCACCGAGTACGAGCAGCTGCGCAACCGCAACGCCGCCGACGACGCGGTGGAGAAGTCGATCCTCGCGACGACCCGCACGGTCGTCCGCGCGGTCGCCGACCGTGTCGAGCGCCTCCGTGGCATCGTCATCGGCACCGGCATCGCTACGATCCCGGAGATCGGCGCGGCCGACTCTTTCGGCCGCTCCGTCTCGCACGACGTCACCGCTGGATCGCTGTGGGCTTCGTCGAGCGTCGACCGCCTCGCGTTCCTCGAGACGATCCGGCAGCAGTACATCGCGACGAACGGTGTCGAGCCCGGCTCCATCCTGCTCTCCTCGCGGGTGTTCACGGCGCTCGCCTCCGGGGACCAGTTCCGCATCCAGCTCAACAACGGCGCCTCGCGTCCCGCCACCGAGGCGGACGTCCGCGGCATCGTCGAGGGAGCGGGACTCCCGCCCATCTACAAGTACGACCGTCGTACGAAGGCCGGCAAGGTCCTCGACGACTCGAAGCTGTTCCTGCTCCCCGCGCCGGTCGAGAACACCGACGACTGGGAGGGCACGGAGCTCGGCGCGACGTTCTGGGGTCAGACCCTCACGTCGACCGACGAGCGCTACGGCATCGAGGAGTCGGAGCAGCCCGGCATCGTCGCTGGCGCGTACCGGGGCGAGAAGCCGCCGATGATCGCCGAGGTCATCGCGGACGCGATCGCGATGCCCGTCCTCGCCAACGCCGACCTGAGCCTCGCGGCGAAGGTGCTGGCCTGACCCATTCGAGCGTGCCGGCTCGGCTCACGTCGGGCCGGCACCTCCGAACCAAGGAGATCATCATGGCGAAGATCCGCAAGGACCTCATCGGGTCCGTGCTCGTCAACGACCCGGATGGTGGCGACCCCATCGTCCTCGTCGCGGGCGACAAGGTTCCCGACGGCGTCGACCTGGGGGACCACGTCCTCGCGAACAAGAGCGAAGACACCAAGTCCTCGAAGGCCGAGGAACCGCCCGCAGGCGGCGACACCGGCTCGCCTGACGCCCCCGCACCGTCGCTGCCCCCTCGTGGTGGTGCCGGGTCGGGTGCGGACGCCTGGCGGGCGTACGGCGTCGAAGCCGCGAAGGCGCAGGGTCTCGAGATCGACATCCCCTCGGACGCGACGAAGACCGACATCATCGACGCGCTCAAGGGCGCCGGCATCCCGGTGGAGTGACAATGGCGTGGCCTGAAGTCACCGCGGCCGACATCGTGGGACGGTGGCGACCGCTCACCACTGCGGAGGTCCCGGTGGCCGAGGCTCGCATCGAGGACGCGGGGGCGCAGCTCCGGACAGCGCTGCGCCTCCGCGGCATCCACCAGCCGCCGTCGCTCCCCACCGAGGAAGAGTCCGCTGACTGGGAGCGCCGGTACGTCTCGACGATCGCTGACGCTGTCGCACGGTTCCTCAAGAACACCGATGGGTGGGCTGAGGAGCGGGAGCAGCTCGACGACTGGTCCCTCACCCGCCGGCGGGCACGCGAGTCGGAGGAGGGTGTGCTGTTCATCAGCGACGCGGAGGCTGACGCGCTCGTTCCACTGGTGAAGCGCCGCACAGGGGCGTTCACGATCCGGTTGGGGCGCAGCTGATGCCGTACGACCCGACCGTGCTCCAGCGTGGCCGTGAGCGTGCGGAGCAGCGGATGACGGAGACGGTCGTCGCCGGCACGTGGGCGATGCGCACGGTCTCTGGGAAGGCGACTCGCGTGTTGGTGACCGAGAAGTATTCGGGCATCGCCCGCGTCGCGAACGGTGCCAGCCGCGCCGTCTCCGACCGCGACTCCGCGAGCCAGGCCGTCGCCACACAGGACCTCCGCGTCGACCTTCCCGTGGCCGCGCCGATGCTGACCGACGGAGACGAGATCGACGTCACCGGGTCGACGTCGGACCCTGCCCTCGTTGGCCTCACGTTCGAGGTGACCGGCATCCCAGACATGGGGCAGGTGACCGCCCACCGTTACCCCGTGAAGGAGCAGACGTGAGCGCTTCGTTCGACTTCACTGACGTGAACGGCCTGATCGCCGACATGGGCGACGTGCCGCGTCACCTGCACCAGAACGTCCGCAAAGCCGTGCAGGTGTCAGCTCAGGACGTGCGCGACGACATGCGCGCTGTCGCGCGGGCCTCATCCGGCCGGCATGCGCGCGGGTACCCCGCTTCCATGAGCTACGACATCGAATCTTCCGGTGACGGTGTGATCGCAGAGGTCGGTCCCGACCCGTCCAAGGGTCAGGGTGCGCTCGGGTTCCTTGAAGAGGGCGTCGCGAGTCGCGGCACGTCGCCGCAACACGCTGCCCGCCTCGCCGCGAAGGCGAACCAGGATGGGTTCATCCGCGGCATCCTCATGGCCGGCACCGACGCCGCGGACATCTGATGCTCCGCGCGCACATCGACGCCGCGAAGGCACTCGCTGCCGGACACGAGTACATCGACCCCGGCGACGTCTACGAGGTGTTTCGTGACAGCGGCGCCACGGCCGTCGCTGGGAACTACCTCGTGCTGACCGTCACCATCCGCGGGTACGCCGGGGAACGCAACACCGCCCCCGAGGACGTCGCAGGTGACTACAGCGTCGAGGTCAAGTGGCGGGTCGTCACCGTCGACGCGGGTGGGCTCGTCGACCTCGTCGATGCGCTGCGCACCCAGTTCGTCGGGCAGAGGCTCGAGGTCGCCGGCCGCGCGTGCTCCCCGTTCACGAGCGACATGGACGAAGCCCGCCACGACTCCAACGCGCGCCTGTTCTACCAGGACATCTACTTCGAGACGGTCAGCAGCCGCTCGGCCTGATCGTCTCAGCGACCCCCTCGGTCTCCCCGAGGGTCAACCGAAACCCCCGGTTGCCGGGGAGATGAAAGGAGAACGCTCATGCCCGATGTGGCAGAAGCATTCGGCGGACCTCCCGCCGTGGACCAGACCGGGAACCTCACCATCTGGGCCATCCCCGCCGCGACCGCGGGTGTCAACCCCGACGCGATCACCGCGGCCAACCTCGCCGCGACCAGCGCGAAGCGGATCACGTACTCGTTCATGCAGGGTGGATGGAACCCCAACCCCTCGCAGGGCAAGAACGCCGACACCCGCCTCACGTCGCCGCAGTCGCGCCAGTCGCTGCAGGCCGTGACGCAGGAGATCCCCGACCTGTCGTACGTGGACTCCACGGACGCGTCGTCGGCTTCGGTCATCCTCACCCCGGGCGACTGGATCTTCGTCGAGCGTCGCAACGTGCCGCAGACGACCCTGGCCGCCGCGGCGCAGAAGGTCCGCGCCTACTCGGTGACCCTCGGTGCGCAGCTCCCCGGTCCCATCCAGGACGGCAAGTTCACGAAGAAGCAGGCCGTGGCCGTGAACTACATCTCGGCCGAGCACGCCCTGGCGTGACACAACCCCGTGGGGGCGTTCTCCGCCGGACGCCCCCACGGTCCACCCCTTCACGGCGGAGAACGGCGGACACCATGAACTTCGACGAGCTCCTCACCCGATCCGAACAACGCCCCCGCGCGTTCAAGGACGTCCACGTCTGCCTCGACGGCGACATCGCGGAGCGCATCAGCAGCCTCCGCGCGCAGATCACCGACTTCGCTGCCGAGGCGGCCACGGACCAGCGGCTCGCATCGGGGGAGAACCCGAAGGTCACCGAACTGAAGACGCAGATCGAAGACCTCCGTGAGCGTGCCATGGAGTCTCTCGTGACGCTGCGGTTCTACCGCATCCCCGGCCACGCGTGGAGCGAGCTTAGCCTCCACCACCCGGTCCGCGCTGACGTGCCCGTCGACCGTCACTACGGGTACAACATCTCCACCCTCTCCCTCGCGGCCGCCGCGTACGTCGACCAGGACACCGACACCGCGTACGGCTTCCGAATCGAAGATGACGAGGAACACCGCCTCACGCTCGAGCAGTGGGCACGCCTGTTCGCAGTTCTCTCCGGGTCCGAGGTCACCGACGTCCAGAACGCCGTCTGGTCCCTCAACGAAGCAGAGCCCGCGAGCCGACTGGACGCACTGGTAAAAGACTTCGGGGCAGCGCGGCGCTCCGCAACGAAGTAGCTGCCGCCGTTCGCGCCGGCATCTCCCCGCGGAGGTACTGGGGCTGGCAGCCCACCACCGTCTACGTCCACGACGAGCACGGCCGCGTCGTGTCGTCGACGACGGAGAGCGAGTGGGACGACGAGTCCCGAGACCTCGTGCAGGCGCTCATCATCGTCGAGCGCAACACGGGCGAGTTCGGCGAATGGCTTCCCGAGGCGACGTCGGACGACGCGGCGCCGAGCAGCTACGGCAGCGACTACGCGTACGCCGCGACCGGGCCGCACACGAACTACGCCCGCAGAGCCGCTCTCGACGCGATGGACGCGCACAAGAAGGCATCCGGCGACGGGGCCAACCTCAACGGCGTCTTCTTCGACGTCCAGCGAGTCACACGGTAGGCATCACCGCCGCCGTCGATCAGGACGGAGGTGCCCACTGTGGAGCGCATCGTCAAAGTCGTCCTCGCCGCCGAGGTGAACAACTACCTCGCGAACTACGAGAAGGCTCGCCAGGCGAACGTCAAGCTGAAGGAGTCCGGCGAGGACGCCATGGCCGCCTACGAGCGGCAGCACCAGGCGATGGAGCAGGTCGGCACCAAGCTCCTCGCGACCGGTGCGATCGCGACGGCTGCGACGGCTCTGTCGGTGAAGGCCGCGATCGACTGGGAGTCGGCGTGGGCTGGGGTCACGAAGACCGTCGACGGGAACGCCGAGGAGATGGGCGCGCTCGAGGAGCAGCTCCGGTCGCTGACCGGTGTGCTCCCCGCCACCCATGAGGAGATCGCGGGAGTCGCGGAAGCTGCCGGTCAGCTCGGTGTGAAGCGGCAGGACATCGCCTCGTTCACGAAGACGATGATCGACCTGTCGGAGACGACGAACCTCTCCGCTGACGAAGCCGCTACGAGCATCGCGCAGCTGATGAACGTCATGCAGACCGCGCCCGAGGACGTCGGCCGGCTCGGCGCGACCCTCGTGGCGCTCGGTAACGCGGGGGCTTCAACGGAGCGCGACATCGTCCAGATGGCGCAGCGCATCTCGGGTTCCGGGAAGCTGGTCGGCGCTACCGAGGGTGAAGTCCTCGGTCTCGCGAACGCCCTCGCCTCGATGGGCATCACAGCGGAGCTCGGTGGTGGCGTCGCTTCCCGGGTGCTCCAGGACCTGTACTCGGCCGTGCAGACGGGAGGCGACCAGCTCGCCGCGTTCGCGAAGGTCTCCGGGGTCACGTCGAAGGAGTTCGCGGACCAGTTCCGGAACGACCCGGTGCGCGCGCTCGACACGTTCACGAAGGGACTGAACGGGGTCGAGGCGTCGGGCGGGAACGTCGTGAAGACGCTCACCGACCTCGGGTTCAAGTCGACCGAGGAGCAGCGTGTGCTGCTGCAGCTCAAGGGTGCCGGGGACCTCCTCACCGACTCGCTCGACCTGCAGTCGAAGGCGTGGGAGGAGAACTCCGCGCTGACCGATGAGGCCAACAAGCGGTACGAGACGACCGAGGCGAAGCTGCAGATCGCAGCGAACGCCGCACGGGACGCCGCGATCGACTACGGGTCGGCATTCCTCCCGGCCGTTCAGGCTGTGGCCGAGGCAGTCACCACGCTTTCGAAGGGGTTCTCCGACCTTCCCGAGGGTATCCAGTTCGGGGTGGCGTTGCTCGCTACCGTCGCTGGTGGGGCTGCACTGGCGGGCGGGGCGTTCCTGATCGCGGTGCCGAAGATCGCGGCCTTCAACGCGCAACTCACGATCCTCCGCGCATCCGAGATGCCGGGGGTGGCTCGGGCGGCGGAACTCACCACGAACGGGATCAACCGCACAGGAAGGGCCCTGAGCGCCACAGCGGCGTTCCTGAACGGTCCGTGGGGTGCGGCACTGATCGTCGCCGGCATCGGTCTGGGCGAGTTCCAGCGCATCATGAAGGAGACCGAGGCGACCTCGGAATCGATGCAGAATTCCCTGCAGACGGCATCCGGCCGGCAGGTGCTGGACACCGCCGCACCGGGCCAGTTCAACCTGTTCTTCAAGGACGCGAAGGCTCAGCTCCAGGACCTGGATCAGCTGCTCGCCGACATCGACGAGTTCAACAACAACATCTTCGCGCGCGGCATCTTCAACCTGCAGAAGAATGCCGCTCTGGCGGCCCCCATCGACTCGCTCCAGCGGATCGGTAAGGAGCTGTCGACGCTCGCGGCTTCCGACGCTCCGGCGGCGCAGAGGGCGTTCAACGAGCTCGCGGCCGAGACCGACGGTTCGCAGAAATCGCTGTCCCGGCTGCTCGCTGCCTTGGGACCCGAGTTCGAGGGTGTGCTCACCAAGCGGGCTACCGAGCTGGGGCTGAACACGGCCGGGATGGACGACGCAGCGCGGGCATCTGCTCTCCTGGAGATCGCGACGTCTGACCTTTCCTCAACCAGCGACACGGGTGCAGATTCGTTGAGCGGTATCGCTGGCGCGGCCGAGACCGCGGCAGGGGCGACCGAGGAGCTGACCGACGCGCAGAAGAAGTACCTGGAGACCCTCTCCGGGGGGGACTCGCAGTTCATCAATTTCGGCGACGCGCTAACCAAAATGCAGGACAAGCAGCGGGAGTGGGCTGAGGACACCGCGTCCAAGACCGAGGATTCCTCTGACTCCTGGAAGGACTACTACGACGGATTCTCGGTCAATCTGGCCGACTACATCACTGAGTTGCAGACACAGATCGATGCTCAGACCTCGTGGGAGCAGAACATGATTCTGCTTTCCGGCCGCGTATCGGAAGGTGTCCTTTCTGAGCTGGCATCTCTCGGCCCGGAGGGTGCTCCTCTAGTCGCGGAGCTGGTAAATGCCAGCGATGAACAGCTGGCCGTGATGGAGCAAGCTTTCGGTGAGCGGTCGAAGAGCGGTACGGATGCTTTCACTAGCGCCCTGACGAATGCGTCACCGATTGTGGCGGCGGCGGCGGCGCAACTCGGCCAGGGCGCCGCATCTGAGATCGCTGGCAAGTTGGCCAGCGGTCAGGCCACGGTCGAGCAGATCATGAGGGAGTACAAGCTCCGCATCGAGAACGTCACGCCGTACCTGAAGGTGGACACCTCGGGAGTCAATGCTCAGCTCACCGCGATCTACAACCAGTGGAACGGGACGACGATCCGGCTGAACACGCAGACGGATTCGCTCGACGCGACGAGCATCCGTGGTGGGCGTGCTGGTGGTGGCATCATCCCTGGCGCACCGTCGGATCGGGACAACGTCGTGTACGCCCTCGCGACTGGTGAGTTCGTGACCCGTTCCCGGGTGGTGGCGAAGCCCCGCAACCGGGCGTGGTTGGAGCACATGAACGCGGGCGGCGACATGCCCCCGCTCCGTGGGTACGCGGGCGGTGGGTACGTAGACCACCGGCCGCAGTACATCGCCTCCTACATGTCCAGTGGAGCTCCGGCTGCTGCAGTGGTCGCGGATCAGCGTCCGATCGACATGAAGATCTACCCCACTCCGGGTATGTCTGAGGAAGAGGTGGGGCGGATCGCTGGTGAGCGGATCAGCTTCGCGTTGAGGAGCAGCTGATGGTCCATGTCTACGTGGGCGGGCTGGTCCTGGACGGCACCGACAGTCCTGCGACGTACACGATCGGCGAGGACGGGCTGAAGGGCTGGTGGTCGGGAGTCTCCTCCGAGGTCCCGACCACCAAGCGCCCCCAGTCTCACGGCGAGTTCCAGGGCGAGGGGCGTCTCAACGGCCGGCTGATCACCATCGAGGGGATGATCCACTCGTCCGGCGATCAAGCAGCTGACCTCAACGCTCTCTCCGGCGCTCTTGCCGGCGGGGAGCTCGGACTGTTGGTGGTTACGGAAGCGGACGGTCCGAGGTGGGCGTGGGTTCGCCGAGTGGGTGAACCTGACACGAAGATCTTGGTCTTCGGTCAGACGGCCGCCTACCAGGTGCGATTTCGTGCTGCCGATCCCCGTCGATACGCGACCGGGGAATGGGTGGAGACATCCCCACCATCGGCGGGGCAGGGTCTGGTGTGGCCGGTCATCTGGCCGGCCGTGTGGCCCGGTGGCGGGTCGAGCGGGCGAATCACGCTCCCGAATGACGGGAAGGCCCCGTCGTCGCCGTCGTTCGTGCTGTCGGGCGGGTTCTCGACCGCGCTGATCACCTGCGTGGAGACGGGCGCGCGGGTCGGGTTCGCCCGCCCGATCCCGGTTGGCGCGTCGGTCGTGATCGAGAACGGTCGGGCGACGCTCGACGGGCAGGACGTGTCCCGCTGGTTGCGATACCGGGAGTGGACGGAGATCCCCGGCGGGTTCTCGCGCACGTTCCAGTTCGACGTGACCGAGCCGGTCGGTGAGCCGCGCATGGCGGGGAAGGTGGATCACGCATGGTGGTGACCCGGTTCTACGTCTTCGAGACGCGCGGGGGCGCGCTGCTCGAGGAGATCGAGCCGAGCGAGCAAGACTGGCAGGAGCAGTCGAACACCGCCGAGACCATCAACGCGCACTTCGTCGACGGTGTGCGGGGTTGGCGGAACCTGTTCACCCCGTGGAAGCACTCGATCGCGGTCGACGTCGGCGGGCACCTGCTGGGCGGGCCGATCATCCCTCAGGACTTCGACCGGGACGAGAGCAAGCTCAAGGTCACCGCACGCGGGTTCCGTCACATGCTCAACCTGGTGCCGGTTCTGCCGCCTCCTCCGGGGCTGCTGTCCGCTGCGGCTCCGGACTGGCTAGCCCCGGACGGGAAGCCCGCCGAGGGTTTCGACACGATCATCGACGGGGTGGATCACGGCACGATCGGTAAACGGCTTGTGCAGCAGGGGTGCCTGTGGCCCGGGTGGGCGGACATCCCCATCCGGTTCCACGCGGACCGTCCCGGCACCCGTCAGCAGTCGTACACCGCCGTGGAGCGGAAGAAGATCGGCGCGGCACTCACGGACCTGTCGAACCAGGAAAACGGGCCCGACATTCGGATCCGGCTCGAACGCACCAGCTCCGACTCGTTCGGCTGGGTGTACGAGTCCGGGACGGAGGAACAGCCCCGTCTGCAGGGTGAGGCCCCGTTGACGTGGGAACCGAACGACGTGACCGGTGTGGGCGTGCAGCTCGACCCGACCCGGATGGGTTCTGTGTCGTGGGCGTCAGCGGGCCGGTCGTCGGACACGACGCTGCTGCGGATGCAGTACGACCCCTACCTCATCGACAACGGGTTCCCGCTGCTGCATCTCGACGCGGACGTGTCCACGACGACGAAGGACGCTGTCACCCTCGACTCGGCGAACGTAGAGACCCTCCGCACCGCGCGGAAGCCGTGGGAGTTCTGGTCTTTCGACGCGTCCGGTGACCAGTCGCCGTTCCCGTACGAGTACGGCTGCGGTGACCTGGCGGAACTCTTCCTGTCGGAGCAGCAGCAGATCAAGCTCGGGCTCCTCACGGGCCCTGGCACGCTCACCGGACCGGGTGTAGTGACGGGTGACACCCGACTCGACCCGATCTACGACTACCTGCCCGCGGGCTCGTACCGTCGCCGGATCGTCGGCTTGTCCGGGTCGTCGCGGTCGGACTTCATCGAGGTGACCTGCGGGGCGACGTACGACGAGGAGGCGTGATGGCTGACCCGTCACCTCCTCGGGGTGGGCTGGAGCAGCTCGCCGACGAGATCGCGCGTCTGTCTCGCCGGTTGGATGCGCTCGAATCCCCGTCCGGGACGCAGCAGTACAACGCAGTGCCCGCGCTGCAGGCCGCTGTCGCGCTACTCCAGGAGCAGCAGACCACGATCATCGCCCAGCAGGAGCAGATCACGATCCTCGTCAGCGACCTAGACGAGCGGATCACTGACTTCATCGACGAGAACATCGACGACATCGTCGCCGCCCAGGTCGCAGCTGCTCTCGCTGGATCCGACATCACGATCGGTCAGGCCGGCGGCACGGTCAAGATCCCCGCCGCGCTCACCACCGACCTCACCAGCACGTCCGGGCGGTTCGTTGCCTGGATCGGCGGTGACAACCGCATCGGCCACACGTAGGAGGCGTCATGCTCACCCCTTCCCTCCCCACCGAGGCGCCCACCGGGCTGTCGGCGGCCGCGCATCGCCGCATCGAGGCGAGCTCGGTTGTCCGCTCCGCCGCGGGCGTGCCCCGTGTGGGTGTCGTCGCGTGGACGACGGACCCGATCGTGACGGGCACGACGGATCTCGCGATGACGTACCAGATCGCCCCGTTCGTCGCGGTCACCGCGCGGAACAGTGCGGGCGCCGAGCGAGTCGCGAACGACTCCGCGGTGACCGTCAGCACGAGCGCTGCGCCGGGGTCGAACTCCCGCATCGACGTGATCTGGGTGCGGTGCCTGTTTCCCCTCGCCGGCGACACGGGCACGGCACCGCTGTTCGGGGTGACGCAGGGTGTCGCGAACGCGTCCCCGTCGAAGCCGTCGATCCCGGCCGGTGCGCTCGAGCTCGCGACCGCGCGGGTCACGTCGTCGGATCTGGCGACGCAGACCGCCGTGATCACGCAGACGGTGCCGTACACGGCCGCCCCGGGTGGTGTCGTGTGGCTCCGGAACGCATCGGAGATGGCGGCGTGGGTGCCGGACGTGGGTGCGCTCGCGTGGCGTCTCGACACGTCGAACGGGTACCAGTACCTCGGGTCGACGATCGGGTGGGTCCACGTGTCCGGGAAGCCGGAGATCGGCGCGTACACCGGGTCGACGATCTACTCCGCCGGCGGGACCATCCCGCGGGTGCTCGGCATGGGCGGGCGGATCTACGCCGAGGGGAACATCGTGTCAACATCGGCGACGTTCACCGCGGGCGACCCGTACACGATCGGTTCGATCCCTGCGGCGTTCGCTCCGAAGGTCGCGTTGATCCAACCGGCGATCACGAACATCGACGGTCTCGTCGAGTTGACGGTGCAGCCGTCCGGGGTTCTGGTGGCGCGGTTGTCGAAGTCGTTCACGGGGACGCTGGCGCTGTGGCTCGCGGGCTCCTGGCCTGACAAGCGGCTGGTCTGAGGAGGCGTCGCATGGTGCTGTCCTGGAACGACGCCGTTGATATCGGCTACGGCCGTGGTCGCCTCGCTCGGGAGGCCGCGGAGTCACTGTCCCGAGTGGACGCGGCGCTCGGTCGACCGGCGGACATCAACGAGGCGTGGCGGTCGCCGGAGCAGGCGAACGCGAACTACGCCCGGTACCTCGCCTACCTCCGCGACCCGCGCAACAACCCGTGGGCGCCGATCGCGCTTCCCGCCGACCAGTCCGTGCACTGCGTCGGATACGCCGTCGACACCGACGACACCGCCGACTGGCAGATGCGCGTCTGGAACGACCACGGCTGGTTCTGGACGGTCTACCGCAACGGGCAGCTCGTCGAGCGCTGGCACCTCGAGTACGACCGCGACCGCGACAACCACCGCAACCAGCCCGCGTCTGTGGGCGGTTCGACCCCTTTCACCCCGGCTCCTGTCGAGCCTCCCAAGAGGAAGAAGCGCACCATGATCAACGCAGCATGGCAGGACGAGAACGGCACGATCGCCGTGCAGGCCGTCCCTGGCGGGAAGGTCACCCTGCTGACTGACCCGCGGGAGTGGGCGGGTATCGCGGCGGCCACCGGAGCAGAGGCCGCCCGGGTGAAGAACGACGAGCTGCAGCAGGTCCTGCAGCGGTACGGGCAGATCACCGCCCCCGCGTTCGACACCTCGACCGGGGCGGCCGCGCAGATCGTCGTTCCTCTCGACGGCGCGAGCGACCGTTACCAGGTCGTCGGTGACCGGGTCGAGTGGATCAACGGCGACCAGCTGCAGAAGCTGCTGGACACGGGCGCGCGCACGGTGTTCCTCGCGCGTGACCAGATCGACCGGATGAAGTGACCGTGTGGCTTCGCCTGTGGCGGGCGAGCATCTGGCACCCCGACGCGATCCCCCCGGACGAGTGGAAGTTCCGATCCCTGAAACGGGTCTGGCTGCCCGCGTACGACGTGATCGTGGTCCTCGCGGGCATCTGGGCTACAGCGTTCGGTTCGCCGATCCTGCACCGGCTGTTCGACGAGAACACGATCGACACGATGGGCATGACTCTCACAGTCGCGGCGGTGGTGTGCCTCCTCGGCGTCGCGTTCCCTCGCCTGTGGCAGGTGGAGATCGCCGGGAAGGTGATCCTCGTTGCTCTCCTCGGCGGGTACGCGATCGCGGTGATGCTGTTCCGCACGAACCCCGATCCGTCGGCCGGGTTCATCGTGTTCGTCCTTCTGACCGCGCTCCCGCTCCCGCTGTTCCGGCTGAACCTCCTCGGCGAGGAGATCAAGGACCGCCGCGACGACGAGAGCGAGATCTGATGGAACCACAGCAGATCGTGACCATCGCCGTCGCCGTGATCGGCCTGGTCGGCATCGTCGTCACCTACTACGGCACCCGCGGGAAGACGAAGAGCGACGCGAAGACCGCGCTCGACGCCCGCATCGACGCCCGAGTGAAGACCGAACTCGAGCGGGTCTGGGCACGCCTCGACTCGGTGGAGAAGCTCGCCGTGCGCCGGTCGGCCGCGTTCGCCCGCATTCTCCGTGCGATCGCTGACCAGTGGCCGGGTTCGCACGGACCCGACCTGGATCCCGTGGACATCGCGGAGATCGAAGACACCATCCCGCCGCAGTGGATCCGCCGCGGCGAACGAAAGGACACCCCGTCATGAAGGCTCTGTTCGACTCCATCGTCCGCACTCTCGTGCCGATCATCGTCGGCGCGGTCATTGGCTGGGCGGTGACCAGCGGCATCACCCTCGACGACCAGTTCGAGGTGGCGCTGACCCTCGTCATCACGGCCGCGTTCCAGGGCGTGTACTACGTCGCGGTGCGGCTGCTCGAGCTGTACGTGGCCCCCCGGTTCGGGTGGCTGCTCGGGATCGCCCGTCAGCCGGCGTACGCGCCCGACCCGTCGACTGTGACGCGGTCCGAGTATCAGGACGCGGTCGACCCGCACACGGCCCGCTACCGGGCGCCTGGCGCGCACAACGAGTGATCCGGTTCCTGGCGGCGGTCGCGATCACCCTGATCACCGCGGCCGCCGCCTTCACGATCTACGCGTCACCCCGCACCACCCCGTCCTCACCTTCGCCGTCACCCTGTCGGCATCACCCCGCGTAGGAGGCGTCCATGCCGTTCACTCCACCGCAGTGGCGCGATGGCGACCCGTCCAAGGCCGTCACCGCCGACAAGCTCGACACCCTCGGCCAGCAGTACGCCGAGGTGGCCGCTGACGCGGACAACCCCGACACGCCAGTCGGAGCGGCTGTCACGCGCGCGATCGTCGCCGCGGGCGCCGGCGGCGGATTCGTGGACAACGGTGACGGCACGCTCACCCTCAACCCTGGTGCCTTCATCGACAACGGTGACGGCACCCTGACCCTCGGAGGTTGACCCCGATGGCTACGAGCATCTACAGCAAGCCCGGTGCTGACGCGAAGTTCCTCGCGGCCGCGGCGGCACCTGCGGCAACGTCACGGGCGACCGGATCCGTGAACCTGCTCGAGTGGGTGAGCTCAAGCAGCCTCCCCAACCGTGAGAACGGCGACGCCAAGCCCCTTTTCGATCAGGTGCTCACCGACCTCGCGACGATGTACGCCTCCGACGGACGCGTGTACACGGCGTTCGCGCCGGCTGGGCGCTACGCGTTCTCGGCGCGTCTGACACCGCCCACAGGTGGCAAGTTCGGTGTCCGCGGTGAGGGCATGGGGCGCACCCGGTTCCTCACGTCCGCGTCGAACTCGTGGCTGGGCATGAACCAGTTCAACGTGGGCGACCCGGACTTCCAGTGGTCGGACATGTTCTTCGAGGACTTCACGATCGACGGGACCGCGCAGCCGATCGGATCGTCGTACGTGGCGGGCCTCAAGGGCTTCATCATGCACAACTTCCGTGACACGTACTTCCGTCGCGTGAAGGTGTTCAACACCCACGCGACCGGGTTCGGCATCGACTACTCCGACAACGTGTGGTTCATCGAGTGCATCGCGGACTCGTGCGGTCGCGCGCGGGCCACGTTCCAGCCCGACCCGGAGACCCGCTTCGGGTCCGGTTCCGGGTTCGGTATCGGCTTCGGGCAGAAGCGGTCCGAAGCGATCTACATCATCAACTCCATCGCCCGGAACAACGGGGCATCGGGGATCTTCGGCGAGCAGCTTGGGCAGCCCGAAGCGCAGTACAAGGCCGCCGGCCTGTTCGTGTCGAACGTGCTCCTCGAGAACAACGCGATCGGCATGAACGACACCGGCACCCGCGGCACGCAGGCGACCGGTGTTGTCGCCCGGTACAACACGTACGCGGGCTACCGGGTGGGTATCTCGAACGCGTCCGAGCAGGGCGGCATCGACGGGCAGGTGAAGGGCCTCACCGCGTACGGCAACAAGGTGGGTGTCGCGCTCGAAGGCAACGCCGAGGGCACGTACCTGTTCGACGGCGTCGAGCTCTACGACAACACGGGCCCGGGCGTCGAGTTCCGGTCGACCACGAACGCGTGGCCTGGCCGCCACATCCGGTTCCGCGGCCCCCACATTCACGAGAATGGCGGCGCCGGCATCCTCGGATCCACGACGAACCCGATCGTCGGCCTCGAGATCCGTGACGCGCTCATCCACGACAACGCCGGCGACGGCCTGTCGTTCTACTCGCCGTTGACGCGCCCCAAGATCACGGGCCGTGTGTTCGGCAACACGGGGTGGGCGCTCGCGCTGCGCGGGTCGGCGGAGACCGAGTCGCCGACGATGACGCTGGACGTGCACGGTTCGTCCGGTGGTGCGTTCCTCAAGGAGCACACGATCACGGACCAGACGGGCATCGCGATCACCGGCAACCCGACGACGGTGAACATGCCGTTGACCCGCCCGGTGCCGGATTCGTCGCTGACGAACTGGGTTCCGACGTCGTCGACGCTGGCGTACGCGGCGTCGTTCACGGGTGTCGACAGTGTGGATCTTGGTCCGCACGCTGCGGCCACGGCGACGGGCAGCAGCCCCCGCATCGTGTCCACGGGCGTCGCGGTGACGGCGGGGCAGAACTGGACCGTCTCGATCTACGCGATCGGCCCGCAAGGCAAGTCGATCCAGCCCGCGGCACGCTTCGGAACCGGTGGTTCCGCAGTGTGGGTCGCCGGCCCGATCTCCCGTGCGACGGGTTCGGTGCAGCGCCTGTCGTTCACCGTGCAGGTCCCGGCCGGTCAGACGGTCATGGGTTCCGCGGTGATCGGCGCGTCGGGGACGTCGGCATGGGGTGCGGGAGACGTGCTCCGTGCGACGAAGGCAAACGCGACGCGCGGCGGTCAGCTCTGGTCGTACATCGACGGGTCTCAGGCGAACTGTGCGTGGGACGGCACGGCGGGTGCGTCGGCATCCACCCTCACGATCCCCGTCCCGGTCGCTGTCCCCGGGTTCTCGTACAAATTCGCTTCGATGGCGGACGGTGCCCTGCCCTCGCCGTGGGCGTCGATCGTTTCCTCCGGGACGGCGATCCCGGCGGTCGTGTCCGGTGGCGTGCTCACGTACGGCACCGGCGGCAACTCGCCTCGCACCGTGTGGGTGCGTGAAGGTGACGGCTCGAACGGCTTGTTCGAGGCCACGGTGGGTAACCCGTCGGAGTTCTGGCTCAGCCTGGTGCTGCGGGTGACCGATGCGAACAACTTCGTCGCGGTGGACTTCCGCCGGTCGTCCACGGTCAGCACGGTTCGCCTGTCGAAGCGTGTGTCGACGACGCTGTCCGAGGTGGCGTACACACCGTCCGTCACCCTCGCGGCGAACGACGTGATCCAGGTCGTTCCGCTGGGCAGCAGCGTCGACGTGCGCGTCAACGGGGCCAGCCTGTTCGGTGGCGCTCAGACGATCGCGGAACACACGTCGGTCACGAAGCACGGCATCCTGCTGGTGTCGTCGGCTGTGGCCCGCGGCGAATCGCTCAAGACCCTCTCGTTCACCCCGAGCGCCTGATAGGAGCATGAGCATGAGCATCACCGCGGAGGAAGTCGTCAAGGGCTTCCAGGCGACGTACGAGATCGAGCGCCTGAACGCGCCCGACTTCGACCGACCGAATGTGCGCGTCATGGCGTCCTGGACGGTCGAGGGTGACGAGCGCCCGGACGGGTGGGACATCATCGGCGTGGTGACCGGACCGAACGGCTTCGAGACGGTCGTCACGGTCGACTACGGCAACGAGTGGGATGTCGGCGCCTACGGTGCCCTCATGAACAGCGACGGTGCCGGGGAGTACGTCATCGACTGGGAGCTGCGTCACGGCGACGGGGCGACCGTTCCGATCCACTCGGACACGTACCAGCTCGGCGGCGAAGATCCTGTCTACGAGGTCGCTCCTGCGGAGTACGAAGCCAAGAGCCTGACCGGTGCTGTCCCGGAACCGGTCGAGTTGGAAGACCTCTCGGTCTACGACGTCGAGAACACCGTCTGATGAGACGTCTGCTGAGAAGGACGTACGAGGTGCCGGCGCTGGACTACTGGCTGGGTGTGGGCTGCGTCACAGCTCTATCGGTCAGCGGTGCCGTACACCTGCTGGGATGGATACTCTCGACCATCTGAACGAAACGCCCCTGGCGTCCCCATGACGGGGATGCTGGGGGCGTTTTCGTCGTTCCTACTCGCGCACGGTCACCGCGTTGCGCCACACGACCGGTTCCCAGTGGTATCCGTTCACATCAACCGCGACAATCACGACCCTGTCATTCGCACCACGCGCGACACCCGGGACTCGTTCCGCGGGCCGGTCACGCCACTGCACCCACACCCACACCGGCCGCGGCACGGTGAACCACTCGACCGGGGTAGGTCCGAACGCCTGCTGCGGCAGTGTGCACGGCGCCACCCGCGTGAGCGTCCGCTCGAGCTTCTCGTCCGTGACCTTCGTCGAACCCATGAACCCGAACCGTAGACGCCCCCTCCGGCACGATCACTGCCCCTCCCGCACTGCGTGTGCTGGGAGGGGCGTTTCGTGCGTCAGTGAGGCGCACACCGCCGCTGGTGGGTTATCACGTGGACCCGGCAGACGTGGCACCACGTCGCGGCGATCACCGTCCCGCACCGTGGGCACGCGATCGGAGGCGGGAGAGTCACGCCAGGCTGGGGATCAGCGACCGTCCGAGGGCGGGGTGTCACGGCCGGTGCGCTCACGCCAGTACACGTAGTACTTCAACCCCTCCGTGACCGCCGACCTCACCACGAAGAACAGGACCGCGAAGAAGATGCCCCCACCGATCAGGTACCCGACGATGTAGGTGAGGAAGGGCGTCGTGTCGCTCATGACCAGCACCCTATCCGCCACCGGTCGGGGACGGCAGGCCGGATGTCGGAACCCCGGCGAACACTATCCATATGCCCACCGTCCCCGAACTGTTCGCCTTCGAGAACCAGCACCCCAGACACACGTCCCACAAAGAGATGCTGATCGTCGACGAGCTCGGACTAGCACCGGCCCGGTACTACCAGCTGCTCAACCACGCCGCGGGTTCGCTCGAAGGTGTGCAGCTCGACCCGATTCTCTGCCGGAGGGTGACGCATTCACGATTAGTCAGGGACGATCGTCCGGCTTCATAGGCCTGCTCGCAGCACGTTGCTGGTCATAGTGGCGAGAGCATAGACCCCTGGCAACGATCGGGCGGGCGCAGAGTTCTGCCGAGCATGTCGGCACCTTGCCCTCTTGGATGCGCTTCTGCTGCCAGTGGTATCGACAAAGGCCAAGAGCCGTATGGACTCGTTCGCAACCGGCTACTTCACAGGAGCGCTTCTCCTCGTTCGGCTTACGCTTCAGGTCGGTATTCGTCCGACCGTCCTCCACGGCATACCCCAGGCCGGTGACATAGCTCCGGGCAGACTTGCGGGTCAACCCGAACTTCTCCGCGAGTTCCGCTATCGCGGACCATGTCTGCGAACTTCCCTCCCAGAATTCCCTCACCTCGGCCTTCAGCTCGTTGGCACGTGCGCTTTGAGCGGCGCGGGCCAGATTCCGGCTAGCAGTCGAAGCCTTCTTGAGTGCAGTCGTCTGGCGGCGGCCATGCGCGGCCCGCCGCTCGACGGCAGCCCGGGCACGTGCGCGGGCTTTCTCTGGGGAGTCCTGCGCGCGAGACCACTCGGATCGCTTCGCGTGGGACTCGGCATCCGTCAACGTGGCCTTGAGGGAAAGGCCAGCCATCTCTCTCACCTCAGGACCCGAAAGGCCGTGCGTCAGCGAGATGTGACCAAGAGGCATCTTGTACGGCCCCAATCCGCAGAAAGGGCAGAGCAGAGCTTCCAAATAGCTGCGCATCGCCTCCGGCGTAGGTGCTGAAACTCGCGTCCCCGCAGAACCGGCGTTACCGTGCTTCGTGCGCGAATCACTCTTGAGAAGGTGATCGTTGACGCCGCGAGTCTTTGCGGTACGGCCACGGGATGATGCCCCCATCTCTCAAATCCTCTCTTTCAGTAGGCGTCGTAGCCCAGGCTTCCGGACATAGCGAGGAGAGCCTGACGCATGCGCTCCCGGTTCGCCTTCGACCGGTACTCCCGAGACATCGCCCGCGTCGAGTGACCGACGATGTCCATGATCGTGTCCATGTCCACCCCGGCCGCATCGAGAAGGTCGACCGTGGTATGCCGAAGGTCGTGGAGCCGGACTGGCCGTTCGATGCCGGCGGCGTCCCTGGTCGCGTTCCACCGTGTCGTCGCTTCATCCGGGTCGATGGGGGCCGGCACACCGGCCCGCGCGGATACGAACGCGAGACCCCACGGGTTCTCCGTCGCGGCCTCCCGGGCCGTGTTGAGGATCGACCGGAGCGGATCGACGAGGGGGATGATGCGCCACCCTGCGCGGGACTTCGGTCGGGTCAGGTGCAGGCCACCCTGCAGGTGGCGGTGCTCGAACCCCTCGGGCACGATGAACCGCCGCTTCGGGCACTCAGACGGCCGCGGAAGTCCACACCGCCCGCGGCATCCGTGCGCGTACTCCAGACGCTGCAACTGCCAGGACAGGTCGATGTCTTCCCCGATGCGGTCCCATTCGAGGCCGATGACCTCGCCGCGGCGGGCGCCGGTGAGGATGAACGTCGCCCACATGTACGCGTCGGGTGACGCGCTGAACGCCTCGAGCAGACGCTGCGCCTCCTCGACGGACAGCACCTCGAGGTCGGCTACCGCCTTCCTGGGGCGGAGGACGAGGTCGACGGGGTTCCGGTCGATCTTCTCCTCACGCTCCGCGTCGGCGAACATCGCCGCCATGACGCCATGGGCGTTCCGGCGGTACGTGGATGACAGCCCGGCCGATTCCATCCGGGCGAGTACCTTCCGGACCGCGGCCGCATTCAGCTTGTCGAGCCTCGTTCCCCCGATCACGGGGACGATGTGGTTCTCGATGACGGATCGGTAGGAGGCGACGGTCTTCGGTCGGCGGGTCTTCGCGACGATCTCCGTCATCCAGTAGTCCGCCCATGCCTCGACAGATGGGGACGAGGTACGCAGGTCGCCTTTCCGATCCAGGGCGGCGAGCACTCGATCACGTTCCTCTACGAGGTCCGTCTTCGACCTCCGCCGGATGTACTTGCGACGTCGTCCCCCATCGGGCCCAGCGGGAAGCTCGATGGCGACCGCCCAGTACCCGCGGCTGTCCTTGAAAATCTCGGGCAT